ATGTCATTAAACAGTTTTTACACTATAGACCAACTTAGAACAAGTGTAGAACATCATTTGTTCGCACAGAAAGCTTCCATTGAAGTTGTCAAAAGAAAATCTCAAGTTCTTTTGGGATTATTAAATAAATATAATGAAGATTTGTCGTTACAGGATAATATTTATCAATATTTATCAGGTGTATCAAAACGATCATATGATAGTCAATGTGGTTACTTAAAGCAATGGGTATTTGAAGAGGGGATAGATTGTAATTTTGAGATTAACTACAAAGATATCCCTCGAAATTATATGACAATAGAAACTCTTAACGAAAAACTAAATAAGTTATACGAAGATCCAAGTACTATTAGTCGTAACGTTATTTTCTATCTTGTTTACGCAAGGTTATACGCTTATTTGATTTGGATAGGTCTGTCTAACAAAGAGATTAAATCACTTAGAAAGGGCGACTATGATATCGATAATAAGGTTTTGTATATTGGCGATGATAATGGTAACGTTAGAACCATTGATTTAAAATTGCCCTATTACGACGATATTTCGGAAATACTGCACGATGAGCTATGCAGAAATATTAGCTCGAGAAAATTTGTTGACAAAGATTTTTTTTACAATGGAAGTGCAATTTGCATAAAAATGTACGATAATTCTTATGATACTCATGGAAAAGAAATTGGATGTTATAATGACTATGACTCCCTATTTAGACTGCTAAATGATGACATAGGCAATAATAATGCTCTTGTCGCAAACGTTCGCCGCACTCTTGCCCCAATAATAAAAAGAGTAAGTGATATTGAAATTTCAGGGCTATTTTATCGAGTTACCAAACGTGCAATTGCAATGAAAAAAGATGTTACAAAATACAACTTTAATATAATTTTGGGCTTTTTCGGGTACGGAACAAATCGTAGGGGATTGTTTACCGAGTATCTAATTTATAAAGAGCAAATGTTAGATAAGTAATATTGAGTAATTGCAAACTATAAAAAATAAAAGTATTGTATCATCTCTTCCGATAATACAATACTTTTATTTTTGTTACTAAAAATATTAATATTTTGTAAACTATATAATATTGCTATTGACAACTATTAATTAGTGAATTATAATATAGTTACACTATTAAACGAGTACATATCTATATGTACTCACCATTAAACGAGTACACTTGAAACAAGTACACTTGTCACTGTGGTGGAACAGGTATACACAAGGAACTTAAAATTCCTCGGAAAAATCCATGCGAGTTCGAGTCTCGTCAGTGACACCAGTACAGTTTGCCAATACTGTACAAAGTAAATTGGCATAGCAGGTACAGAGCTTATCTCACCATAAGGGAATGTAGTGTGATACCTGCACTTGCAACTTTAGCTCAGATGGTAGAGCATTTGACTTTTAATCAAAGGGTCAGGGGTTCAAATCCCCTAAGTTGCACCAAGTCGGTTACGGTTGCCGACAACGATAACGGTTCATCAATTAAAATTACACTGATTACAAATTACAAACTAATCTGTATGTAAAGGTAGGTGAACAAAAAGGTACTGTGAAAGCAGTACCAACATTGGACTATAGCCAAGTGGTAAGGCAAGAGACTTTGACTCTCTCATTCCGCTGGTTCGAATCCAGCTAGTCCAACCAAAATATTTTGTAACGTATTTTAGGGTACAAATATAAAATAACGTAAAAAGAGAAAGAAAGATAGTTATGAGATTTGACAAAAAAGATATTAAAATACCTAATGGAACAACAATTATTGGGGAGGGTGTTTTTGAAAACTTTACATCACTTAGAGCAATAGACGTTCCTGACGGTGTAGAAATCATCGAAAAAGATGCTTTCTTTGGTTGTAAAAAGTTAAAGGCGATAAATTTGCCAAAGACGGTACACGAGATAGGAGATGGTGCTTTTGCTTTTTGCAATAAGCTGAGACATATAATTCTCCCCGAAGGCATAGAAAGCATAGGTAGTTATGCTTTTGCGGAGTGTGTAAGTCTAAAAACTATTATAATTCCTCAATCTTGTCAAAAGATAGGCACAGACGCCTTTCTAAATTGTGACAATTTGGAATATGTAATACTGTTAAACCCAAACTTGGAAGTATACAGTTTAAAATACATGATAGACACAGGAGTGCCTAATAATTGTGTTATTGTTAAGGGAAATAAGCGAATTATAAGGAGATAAAATGATTAAACTTTATTTTATAGAGCGTGTCGAGAAAGGTACGAAAAAACGAGTCATAGGAAACTACAAAACTCCGCAGGAATGTAGTTGGGCTATGAACGATTACATCATAGATAATAAGTTATATAATGTAAAACCTTATAGGCGTTATTGGTTTGAAGATATGGAAGTTATGGTGGACTATGGTTCACATTGGAAATTCTTTAAGATGAAGCCAACGTGCGAGAAATCAGCAGACGAACTACCTACAAAATTGGGTCTGTGGCGATGAATAAACAAAAAAAATAAGCCACTCAAAAGAGTGGCTTACGAATGAATATTAGATGTATTTATTGACTTTGTGGTTTATAAATTTAAAGATACCTGTTACGATCGGGGCAATAAGAACAAATCCCAAGAATGGAACGTTGATTATTAGTTGTTTGCACATATTGCCTACAAACAATATCGCATTTAGTAAACTGTTGTTTACCTTTTTGTTTTATTATAACATGGGTCAATTAACTTGTCAACGCCATTAACGCATATCTCATCTTTTATACACAATTTATACTCAAACTATCACATAGTTTACATTTTACATATGAGGAGAATTATATATGATTATACTTTTATTTATTATATCAATTACTATGCTTATTATTTCAATAATATTTATGGAGAAAAACAGTAAAGCTAGAAAGGATACAACTGTTTGGGCTACTTCTTTAATTATATCTAGTTTTGCAACAATTATATGTTTAATTGTAACTTTGGGCTTTACAGCTTCAGTTGTAAAATCTAAATATATTGTAGAAAAGATTACTATGTACGAACAACAAAATAAACAAATTGAAGAACAAATAGACACTGTTGTAAAACAATATCAAGAATATGAAAGTGATACATATATAAAGATTTCTTCTGAAAGTTCTATTACTCTTGTAAGCCTTTATCCTGATTTAAAATCATATGAACTCGTAAAGAAACAGATAAAGGTGTATCAAGATAATAATAAGAAGATAACTGAGTTGAAGGAAAAGCAGATAAATGCAAAAGCTTCTAAGTGGTGGCTTTATTTTGGAGGGTAAAAATGAGATTTGGCGGATATGAAATAGGAGATAAGATAATCTACACAAATTCTTTTACAAAACCTACATTAGGTAAAGTTGTGTATTATATAAATGACAACTACCTTATTGACCTTTCTAATAATACTAGGCAATGGGTAACAGATAGAGAATTAAGTAAGTATACTAAAAAAGAAGATTATCTTAAACTTTTTAATAAGTATTTAAAAGGTAAGAAGTGTAGATGTACCAAGGATTATACTTTTAAAGATTCTCCGTATGCTCCAGAGTGCTTTAAGGAAACCATACCTGCGAATACGGAATTTACTATTCATACACTTTTTTCCCATTTAGAGCCTATACCTATAAATCAAGTGGTGACGATAAATTATGTTGCTTTATGTGCAGATACTTGGCAACCACGTTTTAAAATCACAACGATTGGTGGGACAGTAGACATTGTTTGGGAAGATTTTGTAAAATATTTTGAACTTGTAAAATAGGAGGTAGTTTTAAAATGCTAACAATGGAACAAATAAAGGAAATAGCAAAATTAAATGGAATAGGAATAATTGAAAATGCCACACAAGAAGAACTAGAAGAGCACAGTGAATCTCTTATGCCATCTATTGCGGACATCGTTGATTATAGACGCAGCCTTTGTAAAAATTGTACTTGGAAAGATAATTGTAAACATATTGTATGTGAACGTATTATTTGTAATAGCAGTAACAAATGAAGAAAAGTAAATAAGGTGGAAACTAAAATGAATCTATCTATGGAAGATATAGCAAAGTATTTTGAACTTGTAAAGTAGGTGATTATATGGGTATGGATTATAAATATAGTGGTAGTGCGAGTTATGGTCGTTTTGATAAAGAGTTGTGTGCAGTTGCAGAGATATTTGGTGCGGTTAAGACAGATAATCTTAAAACAAGGGAAACTGATGTAGCTAGATTTAATTCAAAGCATAATATGTTTTACCATGTCTTTGGTACATATAGCATTTTAAAAGCAGATGAACTTAAATTTTTATTTCCGAAAGATACTAATAAAACATTGGTAAAGTGGTTTCAGAATGTTTATGGCAAATTTACGGTTGAAGAAACAAAGGAAATATTTGAGCAAATGCGTAAGCATCCTGATATTGAGATAATATCACAACAAATATGGAATGAATTATTGTTTTGTAGTAAGAATAATCTACCTTGGCACATTCTTCGTTAGAGTGTTTACTACAATGTTTCAGCAATCAGCAGCCATGCTGTTGACATAGATTTTAATTTTTATTCCGTTCTGAAAAGAGCGTTAAAATACACATTTTATTGAGAAAAAATAAAGGAGTTACAAAAGAATGGGCAAAAGAAAGTTTGAAACCGGAGAGCTTTATAAAGTCACTTTGGGTTGTTTTGGCAGGAAAACTAAAGAAACAGGAAATATAATAAAAATTAAGGAAATAAGTTGTATTGGTGGTAAGGAGCTGATTCTTTATCAGACAATTAAATTAGCTAATGGATCAAGACCAACAAAAGAGCTATATTGTAACGGATTTACTAATCGAAGCCAATTTGCCGATGGCTTAAAGAAAATATCGTCTGATATTGACCGTGAAATTCAGGTTACATTTCATGATAAGACAACAGTTGCCAAAATGAAAGAATACGGCAAGGTAGTAAGAGTTGGCACTTCAAAATGTTGTTCTGATGATACATATAGTGCATATATTGGTGCTTTGCTTGCCTTGGCTAGAATATATTTTCCTAACGCTAGTTGTGATAATAAAGAAATACGTTTTTTTGACACTAAAATAAACCCTAAAGAAAAATCTGAGTATAGATGTGATAAGCAGTTCTCGCACTCTGATATAAATAAAGCAATATACAATTTAATTAGTAGATATGACATTGCTGATACATGGGTAGCAGAGTCACTGAAAAATTTCGGCACTGCATTGCACGAAGAACTTGAAAACATGAAGGAGGAAAAGTAATGGAAACATATAGCCCAAAGGACGGCAGGAATTGGCACGAGATTAAATATACATTGCAACACGGTAAGTATAAGGGTTGGTTTACTACTGAGGTTGGTGGCACTTGTCGAGGAGCTGATCTTCTTGACCCAGATATTTTTGCCACAATGTGTAGTATTGATATCGTTTCAAGCAACTGCGAATTTGAGGTTGACGAAGATAGCGAGAGCTTTTCTTATAGATTGCACGATGATAATGGCAACGACCTTTTCTTTGATTGTTGTGATGAAGAGGACGTGAGGGAAATGTTAGTAGCAATAGAAATCATTAACGTTAGATAAATTAAATTTAATGTGTTTTAGAAAGAAGGCATGATAAGATGGTGTGATTTTGAGTTCACAAAATGATAATTTTATTTGACAACAAAATCTAACAAATACATAAAAGGAGAAATAAAATGGCTGAAAAGAAAAATAATAAGGGTCTTGGACTTCAGGAAACAAAGGGTAGTTTTCAGATCAGAGGTAAGCTGACAGGCTGTGATAAGGACAAGTTCTATACAGAGTTGACAACCTCTACAGGCAAGCCAATGAGAATGGTTAATGTCGGTGTAGAAATTGACAAGAATAAGTCTGTATACATAAATCTCAATGGTATGGAAAGAGACGTAGTATACTTCTCTAAGACCGAGGGCAAGGGTAAGGATAGAAAGACAACAACAGAAAAGGTAAAGTGGGCTGACAGATTTACATTTAACAAAAAGGACTTTAGACCTATTGGAATTAATCTCGGCTTGACAAAGGTGACTGACTCGACAGGTAAGGAAGTAAACGACAAGAAGATACTTGTTGAATATGATGCTTGTAAGTACATAGCAGATAATGCAAAGGACGGTATGTCCGTGTTTGTCAGAGGAAAGAATGAGTTTTCCACCTATCAGGATAGACACCAGACTAGATTTGTTCCGTCACAGATTTCACTCTGCAAGGACGTAGATTTTGACGCAGAGGACTTTAATGTCATTGGCAATTTCGAGCAGGTTATTGTGTTCATGGGCATTGAAAAGAATGACGAGGGTAACTTCACTGTATCTGCAAAGATTGTAACTTACAATTCTATAGAAGATGCGGAGTTCGTTATTGACAAGAGTAAATCAAAGTTTGCAAGCACTCTAAGAAAGCTCAAGCCATATACAGCCCTCAAGGTCTTTGGTGATATTATGATAGAACATGATATTGAAGAAATTGAGGAAGATGATGATGACGGTTGGGGCGAAAGCAACCCTATGGATAGAGTGAACAATCCGACAAAGAGAATACTTCTCATTACTGGAGCTGATAAGGATAGCGTAGATACAGAACTTTATTCAGAAGAAATTATTGATAAGGCTATCGCAAAGACAAAGGCTACCGAAAACGCAAATAAGGACTTTGGCTCTGATGATAATGATTGGGGTTCTGTTTCAGATAATGATCTGACAGACGAGGACGATGAGTGGTAAATTGTTACTACTCACTATTATTAACAACGAAACGATAATATAAAAGGAGATAAAAAATATGGCTAGAGCAAGAAAAGCAACACAGACACAAAGCAAGCTTCAGATGATACTTTTTGGAGAAGAAGGCACAGGCAAGTCAACACTTGCCTTGCAGCTTGCTTATTTTAAAAGACCTGACGGCAAGCCATTTAGAGTTCTTTACATAGATAACGAGAACGGCTCTATTGATGATTTTATCGGTGGGCTTGAAGCTGACGGCATTAACACTGAGAATATTTATATTGTGTATACTCAATCCCTTGGTGAAACAAGAGAATACATAAATAAGGTTAAGAACAAGGAAGATTTTCATGTTCTCGATGATGAGGGTAACGAAACAGACGAGGTTGTACTTGACGGAGATGGTGAACCATTCAGAGCTGATGCTATTGTAGTTGATGGTACAACTATTCTTAACCTGACGACTAAGCAGGCACTTGTGGAGTTCTCTAAGAAGAGAAACACTGTCAAAGCAAAGAAAAAGGAACTAACTGGCATTGAAAAAACTGTAACTATTGAAGGTGCAGGACTTGAACTTAAAGATTATCAGACAGTTAATTTTAAGGGACAGGATTTGATACTTGATCTCATGTCCTGCGGCGCACACTTTATTGTGACCGCAAGAGAAACAGACGAAAAGGTTTCCGTAAAGGGTGACGATGGTAAAATTACCAGCGTTGCAACAGGCAGAAAAATTCCTGACGGCTTTAAGCAGATGAACTATAATGTTAAAACTGTTGTCAGAATGTACATTAATGAGGATAATAATTTCTGTGCGTATATCAGCAAGGACAGGACAGGTGTACACGATAAGGAAACAGTTGAAGATTTGTCACTTGTTGATTGGCAGGTCATTATTGATAGAACAAAGGACAAGAAAGAGTTTTCTGTTAAGAATGACCTTACAAAGGCTGTCGATATTGAGCAGGATATTTATACAAAGGAAGTTATGGGCAAGGTCGGAGAGCCAGTTGATAATATTGAAACAAATGAAAACTCTGCCGAAAATCAGATAACAGAACTTTTGGATAAGATTTCGGCTATCATGAAGGGTCTTAACCCTATCGGCAAGACAAAGGCAAAGGAGGCTCTTTCTGCCGAAAGTCTGCCTGTTAAGTCAACAGAAATGAAGAAGATTACAGATATTAAGACTCTTGAAAGGGTTCTTGAAGTTATTTCTAAGATTTAATTTTTTACAAATAAAGCGGTGAGGGTTATTCCCTCACTTGCCTTTATTTAGTTATTTTGATTAAGGCGGTGAAATACTTGGCAAAAAGAAGAACAAAAGAACAGATAGAGAAAGATAAGCAGGACAAAAAAACAAGAATACAGTTTACAGATTGGTTATATAAACAATATGATATTTCATTCTTGCCAAAATATTTTTTTATAAATCTTGATAAGGTGTATAAAGGCACTTATAGGAATTTGAACAAACCTGTTCCTGTCGAAGATTTATGGGATATGTGGCGAAAGAAAATGTCATTTCTCCGCAAGATACATGAGTTTAATACTCGCAAAGGTAAAAAAATCGAAGGTGCAGCGTTAATTACATATGATCTCGCCATTATATTGTCTAAATATGATGGTTATTTAAAGTGGAAAGAAGAACAGGCATTGACTAAAACAGGTGAAAGCAAAGAACAAGTTAATATAGATTATGAAAAAATGGCAACTTCAAAATCTTCCAAAGAACGTGATAAAAACAATGACAGCCTTGATATTGACAGCATCATTGATGAAATTTAGGTAGGTGACAAACATGGATATTATAACAAATGTTCCTACCGAAGTTCTATTTGTGGGTTGTATTTACAAACAGCCTGATTTGCTGGTAAATTACGGACAATATATCCGTAGTAAATACGATTTTTCAGATGAAGTTACACGATTTTTTTATGATTCAGCCGAAATAATCTACAAAACTAGGACACAAACATTCAATAAAACTACTATTTTAACTTATTTTTCAGAAGAGCCTGAAAGACTTTCTTTATACAAAAAGTATGGTAGTTGGAAAACTCTTGACAGTTGGATGAAAATTGCTATAACTGATGACATTGGCAAGTATCAGGAAATCATTAAAAAGTATTCTTTGTTAAGAGAATATCAAAGAAATGGCTTTGATATTACAAAAATTGTAGAACATAAGAAATTTGAACAATTTACGGCTTCAGACATATATAGATTAATCAGAGGTAAAGCAGATAGAATACATACGGTAATTTTAACAAACCAAGAAGCCGAAATTCTGAATAGTCATATTAAGCAATCGCTTATTGCGTGTATGGAAAAGCCTGATTTGGGAGTATCACTTCCCTTTCCCATTTTAAATGATATATTCAGAGGGTGTAAATTAGGCTCGACAATGGCTGTTGGTATGCTTTCCAATGCAGGTAAGTCAAGGTTTATGACAAAAATTATTGCCTATCTAACACTTGTAAAACATGAAAGAGTATTTGTTATGCTTAATGAGATGGGCGTTGACGATCTTAGAAAGTGTTTAATTACAACGTGTATAAACAATGTTGAATTTCAAAAGTTACACGGCATCAAATTAAAAAAGCCTGAAAAGGAATTGACACTTGGTTTGTACAAGGATAAGTCAGGTGAGTACATATATCAGGAAACAGACGATTGGGGAGAACCAACAGAAACCTTGCAAGAGTACATTCAAAGGGTCGCTGAAAATTCAGAGGAATATGTAAAAATAATGAAAATTGCTGAATGGATTGAGGCTGAAACTAATGAGCTTATTCTCGTTAAGGATATGGCTGGCGGTTATGACGATAAAACGCTTGAATTTGAAATAAGAAAAGCTAATTTAACTCATGGTGCAAAATACTTTTTTTACGATACTTGCAAGCAAGACACGCAAGCTACAGGAGATTGGGCAGCTTTAAAGGCAACAGTAACAAAACTCACTGATTTAGCAAAGCAACTAAATATGTTTGGTTATCTTTCAATTCAGCTTACAGACGATACAGAGTTTTGTAAACCTGACGAATTAAATTCTAATAACATTGCTAATGCAAAGCAGCTAAAGCATATTATATGGACTATGACACTGTTTAAAGAAATTTCTGTTGGTGACTTTCATAAATATCGCTATGTTCAGCATGATGCCGAATGGGGCAAAGATGTTGAATGCGAACTTAAAGTTGGCAAGAGGTATTATGTGGGCAATGTAGACAAAAACAGATTTGGTTGTAAAAAGAAAGTTGTATTTGAAGTTGACCTAGATTTGAACACTTGGTATGAAGTCGGAGAGCTAAGAAGAAAGTGAGGATAAAATGGATATTTCTGTCCTCAAAGAAAAGATACTAGAGAACAACTATGTTCCTGTTATACTAGATGAAATAGGTTGTCACCATATTTCCTGTAAAGCAGGTTATGTTCAGTGTGGCAATCCTGATGGCGATAATCAAGGGGCGATCACTGTTTATCTCAATGAAGGTCTTTTAACTGTTGACTACACACGAGAAATACATAGTAGTTCAAACTTAGATACAATAGACATTTTTGACCTTGTGCAATTTTTTTGCAGTTGTACGTTTTATGAAGCTGTTCGCAAAGTTTGTAATTGGTGCGGTATTAACTATTATAAAGATGAATATAACGATTTGCCCGAGAGTCTAAAGTTTACGAAATTTATTTCTGAAATGGCAGATGATGAGTCTAATTACGAAGAAATGCAACCTTTAAAGCCGATTAAAGAAAATGTTCTATCGTACTACTTCCCTGCCGTTAATGATTATTTCTTGAAAGATAATATCTCATATGATACTCAAATGCTGTTTGAAATAGGTTATGACGATGTTTCCAATCGAATTACAATTCCTGTAAGAGATGAAATGGGGACATTAGTCGGTGTTAAGGGTAGGCTATTTTTAAAGCAAGAAGAAATGACAGAAGAAGAACAAAGAGTTAAGTATATATATTTGGAGCGTTGTAACAGAGCTAGAATATTATATGGACTTTATTTATCCGAAAAATATATAGCTCGGACAGGCTACGTTTATGTGGTTGAAGCTGAAAAAGGTGTTATGCAACTTTGGAACATGGGAATAAAAAATTGCGTAGCAACCTGCGGTAAGAAAATAAGCCAATATCAAATAAATATGCTGACAAGGCTGAGTTCTCATATTGTATTTTGTTTTGATAAAGACGTAACCATAGACGAGTTAAACGATATAGCTGATAAATTTCTGGATTGTATTCAGATAAGTGCTATTGTTGACACTGATAATTTACTTGAAGAAAAAGAAAGTCCAACAGATAATCCCGATAAGTTTAAACAGTTGATTGCCAAATATACGCAAGTTATAAAGAATGGGAAGTGAAACAACAAAACATGAATTATAAAATAATAGGCAATAATGATTATTGCCATATTCCAATATCTATTTTTACTAATAGAGGAATAACTAACGTTAGTGAATACATCCATTTAACCGATGATGTATTAATTTCTTATGATAATCTTGATAATATTACTGAAGCGGTTCAAATGCTAGATAGACACATTAAAAGCAATAGTAAAATGGCGATTATTGTTGATTGCGATGTTGACGGTCAGTGCAGTGCTGCTATGATGTATTCTTATTTGAAAAGGCTTAACAAAGAAATTGATATTACATATCTGATACATTCTGGAAAGCAACATGGTATTTCTTCTGAGATAGAAATACCTGAAAGCACAAACTTGTTGATTATTCCCGATGCAGGAAGTAATGATACTGAACAATGCAAGCAGTTGACAGAACAGGGTGTTGATATACTTGTTCTCGATCACCATGATATTGAAAGAACAAACCCATATGCGGTTATAGTAAACAATCAGTGCAGTTCAGGATACTCTAATAAAGAATTGTGCGGTGCAGGAATTGTATATAAATTTCTACAAGCACTCGATGATTGCTACTGGAATGATTATGCCGATGATTACCTTGACCTTGTGGCACTAGCTAATATATCGGATATCATGGATTTGCGTTCTTTTGAAACAAAAAGGCTGATTGATAAAGGTCTTTATAACGTCACAAATAAATGTTTTGAAGAATTTATTAATGCTCAAAATTATTCCATGAAAGGCAAGGTTAATCCTCATACTATTGCATTTTGCATTACTTCCCTGATAAATGCCATGTGCAGAGTCGGTGATGTGGAAGAAAAGGACTTGCTTTTCAGAGCATTTACCGAACAAGACGAAGAATTTGAATACAAAAAACGTGGCGAAAGTGAAACTACAAAAGAAAATATTTATCAAAGAGTTGTAAGACTCTGTAAAAACGCTAAATCAAGACAGGATAATCAAGTGAAAAAGTTACTTCCTGAGTTAAGGAAAAGCGTAACTAACGACAAAAATACAATTTTATTCTTAAAGGGCAACAATATTCCAAGTGTATTTTCAGGATTAATAGCTATGAAAATGACCAGTTATGCAAAAAAGCCTTGTTTAATACTCCGCAAAGACGAAGAAAATAATGTATATAGAGGGTCTGCAAGAAATTTTGACAACAGTTATGTGCTAGACTTAAAGGCTGAACTACTTAAAACAGGTCTGTTTAATTGGTGTCAGGGTCACGCAAATGCTTTCGGTTTTGAGATAAAAGCTGAGAACGTGGCTGAAGCAATTAAAGTTTTAAATAAGAATATTAATTCAGACAATCCTTTGCCAATAGATTTTTGTTTTGATTATGACGAATTTAATATTGGAATGATTTCCGATGTTACATCATTGGAGAATTGTTACGGCACAGGAATTAAAGAGCCTTTGTTTGTCATTAATAACATAGTTTTGGAGCGTAGCCAAGGCGTTGTTATGGGTAAAAATGAAGATACATGGAAGTTTATTACTGATGACAATATCGCAATTATCAAGTTCTGCAACCCTAGTGACGATAAAGTATTAGACTTTTTGAATGGATATGATGATGAAATGTGCATTAATGCACTCTGCCAGCTCAATGTATCTGAGTATAAGGGTGCAATTACCCCACAAATAGTTATTTTGAAATATGAGGAGGTTGAAAGGTAATGTACAGTTCTTTGCATGACCATACAATGTACTCATTGTTGGACGGCTATGGCACACCAAAAGAAATGTTTGAACAATGCCGAAAAGTCGGTATTAAAGCATACGCAGTTACGGAACATGGCAACCAATATTCATGGATATATTTCGATCAACTATCTAAAGAATATCCTGATATTAAGCTGATATATGGTGTAGAGCTGTATGAGTGCTTCGATACTGCTATAAAAGATAAAAACAACAAGTATTTTCATCTTATTGCCCTTGCAAAAAATGAGAATGGTAGAAAGGCTTTAAATAAAATTATCACTAAGTCAAATCTTGAAAATTTTTATTTTAAGCCTAGAGTGCAGATTTCAGATATTGCTCCGTATGCAGAAGATTTAATTATTTGTTCTGCTTGTTTAGCTTCAAAATTGGCTAAAGAAAGTGACTTTAATATTTGTGTTAAATATATCGAAGAATACAAATCGTCATTTCCTAATTTCTATTTGGAAATGCAATCCCACACATCAGAGGAGCAGGCTAATTACAATAAAAAGATTTTGAAACTATCTGAGGTAACAAACACTCCATACATAATTACTACAGATAGCCACGCAGCCACAAAGGAAGATTTATATTATCAGGGTAGGCACGTTCAGATAGCACATGACACTGAAACAATGTCAGAAAGTTATGAGGGCTGTTATCTGCAAAGTGAAGAAGAAATTCATACAACTATGGATAAACAAATTGGGGTAAATAATGTTACAAAAGGTTTAAATCAGACTAATGCTTTAGCTGATATGATAGAAGAAGTACATATGCCTTTTCAAAATCCACAGTTACCGACATATCCCCTACCAAGTGGATATAAGTCTAATAATGAATTTCTTTTACATCTTATTAATGAGGGGTGGAAAACTAGAAATTTTGACAAACTTTCTAAAGAAGAACAGAAGATAATGAAAGACCGACTTGATTATGAAATGGGAATTATTCATCAAATGAATTTTGACGGTTATTTCATTATTGTATGGGATTTTATTAATTATGCGAAAACTCATGGGGTTAAAATAGGTTCGGGACGTGGCTCTGGAGCAGGAAGCCTTGTGTGTTATACAATAGGTATAACTGACCTAAACCCTATCAAATATGGATTGATTTTTGAGCGCTTCCTCAATCCTGAGAGAGTTTCAATGCCAGATTGATTTTCGGTCGAGCATATGGGAAACCATATGTGTTAAGTGTGGTGAACCTATAAAATATAGGGTGTTAATTAAACAATTATTATAATTGTAGCCGCAGGAAATGGCGGTGTATTAATTAGCTAACAGGGAACATCTAAGTCGTTCTGTCTGACGATATGACAATCCTGTGCGAAGTTGCATTTTATGATTTAATATTGTTTCCCGTTGCAAAAACAAAGGAGACAATATGCTAAAAGAAATTGAAAACTATAAAGATTATTATGTAAATGAGTTGGGAGAAATTTACTCCTCGAAGTCGGGCAAACTAAAAAGAATAAAGCCGTGGGCTGACTCACAAGGTAAATATTTAATGGTGCAATTAAAGAATGAAATAGATAATAAATTCCATAAATTATTAGTACATAGAATAGTTGCTCAGGCGTTTCTTCCTAACTACAATCATTTACCACAGATTAATCATTTAGATTGCAATACTAAAAATAATAATGTTGATAACTTAGAATGGTGTACCGCTAAAGAAAACATACATTACAGTTATCGCACAATGTCGCAAATAAGAAATTATGTGACTTGCGATTTATATAAAGACAATGTATTTCTAGGGCATTTTCAATCTATTTTAGACGCAGCTAAATACGCAAATGAACATTACGGTGCTAGTTTATCGGGTATTGTAAGAAATTATAAATCAAAGGGAATAACACTTATTAAATCATAAATGCAAAACGTCAAACGACTAGCTCAAAGGAGCGTAGGGTCAAGTGAAATTCTTGACTCGAAGTGCCACACACCTAAACGTATTATTAGAACTGTAATACGCATGGTGAAGATATAGTCTATTCATTGCAGAAATGTAATGTAGTAAAGTTGGACATTGATGTTTCAGACAGACCTACAGTAATAAATTACCTGATTGACAAATATGGTGAAAATCGTGTTTGTCAGATTATAAACTTCTCGTATATAACACCTGTTGTAGCCATAAAAGATGTTGGTAAAATACTAGGTTTTAAATATAATGAAATGGATAAACTATCCAAAAAGTTTTCGTACAATACATTCCAAGAGTGTATTGACAACAATATAAACTACTTATCTGAACACCCTGAATACAGTGAGTTGCTTGATATAGCAGGCAAATTAAGTGGTAGGGTTAAAACAGTTAGCTGTCATGCAGGCGGTGTCGGTATTGTTGATACCGATATTAACGATTATATGGCAATGAAACTAGGCTCTGACGGTGAACACGTTATTCAAGTTGATAAAAGGCTTGTCGAACAAATAGGTATCATTAAATTTGACATTTTGGGTGTGCAAACTTTAAAAATGGTGCAGGAAATTCAAAGTGATTTGCATTTATCTGAGTACGATATAAATATCAACAACCCCAAATTTGAAAATGATAGAAGTCCATTTGAACTGTTAAACAAAGCATTGACGAATGGTGTGTTTCAGGTGGAAAGTGCAGGTATGAAAGACTTGCTACTCAGATTACAGGCAACTAACATGGAAGATTTATCAGCTGTTTTGGCATTGTATAGACCTGATTCAATGGGAGCTTTGGAGGAGTTTATCAAATGTAAGCATGATCCTTCACTTGTTACCTATATACACCCCGACATGAAGCCTATTTTGGAAAGCACTTACGGCTGCATGATCTATCAGGAACAACTTTTGGATATTGTAAGAACTTTTGGTGGCAGAAGCTATGGTGGAGCTGACTTATTCCGCAAGGCGATAGGCAAAAAGAATATTGAACTTGTTAAGCAAGAGTCAGAAAAGCTGTACCAAGAAATTATTGACAATGGATATTCTCATGAAATTGCCAAAACGATTAGTGAAGAATTGAAAACTAAAGGTGGTTATCTGTTCAACAAATCACATAGTTATAGCTACGCTGTTCTATGCTTTCAAACTGCTTATTTAAAAATAAATTACCCTGTTCATTTTTTCAAAGCCTTGTTCAATTTGAATAAGGATAAGGCAGGTATGGTGAATAAATACATTGTAGACTCTAAACAGTTTGGAGTAACTGTTTTACCACCTCATATCAATAAATCGCTAGTCGATTTTTCTATTTACGATAACAATGTGCTGTTTGGTTTTTCTGCGATTACAGGCATTGGTGAGCGAATAGCCCAAGAGATTGTTACTGAGCGTGAGAAGAACGGCAAGTATAAAAACCTTCAAGACTTGTTGTCAAGAACAACGCTGACAAAAACTCAGATTATTAACTTAATGAAGTCAGGTGCAATACCTACGAAAGATAAAAAGAGTTGTTTGTTAAAGTATTTAAAGTCATTATATAAACCATTAGAGTATAAAGAATTGTCTAAGTTACCAACGTATAATAAACTTATTGTCGACTATGATATTGATATTGAAAAATATCGTATCGGCAACGGCAAGTATGACTATGACAAAGATCTGTTACTCACTCTTGTAAACCAGAAAAAGAAAGAAAAGTTTGACCTACAGCAAGAAGATAGGTTGAAACAATTTCTTTTAACCAATAACAAATATCTTGAAAACGCTGATTTTTGGGAGTTTGAAGCATTACAGATATTTATACACAATAATCCATTTGAAGAAGCACTTCCCTATTTAACAACGGCATTTGAAGCCGTTGAGAATGATAATGATTGCGTTATTGTAGGTGTTATTTCCAGAGTACAAAAGAAAAAGGACAGAAATAAAAAACCATTTGCTTTTGTGAATATTTACTCCACTTTCGGTATTATAGAGGGAGTTCTTTGGAATAGTCAACTTGTACAGTATGAAGATTTGGTTAAGAAAGGCTCTCAGGTTGCTATTAAGTGCAGAAAAACAGACGAAGATAAGGTTACAATACAGGCTATGCGACCATATACTGAGTGGCTTTCAGAAAGGAAGAAAAGACATGGCAGAAAAAATCTATAAATTTAAAATCGTTCCTCAACAGGAGCGATTTTATAACGAAAATAGTAATTGGGGAGTATATACTTTTATAACAACTTCTGATGACATTCCATATTTTTATGATTGTTATGACGATCCCTTTGGCGACAAGCCAAGGCAGTTAAAAGGTAGCACATTGGCAGGTAAAATGCAACGCCTGACAATCGGTGTCGAGTACAATGCTGAGGTTACTTGCTCTTTTAATAGTAAATATAATTCGTATCAGTATACACCAATTTCTATTACTGCAAATGTGCCTAAGACAGAAGAACAACAAATAGCATATTTGAAAACTCAGGTCACAGAACTGCAAGCAAAAAACATCTTAGCTGTCTACCCAAATGTAATTGATGATGTTATTCATAACAGAGAAATTGATTTTACAAAAATCAAGGGTATAGGCGAAAAGAGTTGGAATAGGATAAAAGATAATATATTGAATAACTATGTTATTTCAGATATCCTTATTATGCTTCAGCCGTTGGGTGTAACATATGCCATGATAAGTAAATTGATTTCTAATGAACCTAATCCTCAATTATTGAAGGAAAAGTTACTTGACAATCCTTACATCATGACAGAAATTCGTGGCTTGGGCTTTAAGAGAGTCGACGATTTGGCGTTGAAGTTAAATCCAGATATCAGGATATCAACCAAAAGAGTTGTGGCATTTGTTAAGTATTATCTTGAGAGTGTTGGGAACAATGACGGTCATTCATATGTGCTAGAGTCTGTATTAGACAGTGCAATAAGAGATAACATAAACGATTGTTATGAAATGTACGAGAGCTTTAAATCCACACAAAAGCAACATGAGATATTTCTACATTTTGAAGAAAACAAGGTAGGACTATTACGCCAATATAAAACTGAAATATCTATTTTGGATATTCTAAAAAATCTCAATGAACAAGAAACAGACTATAAAATTAACATCGAAAATGGTATCTCGGAAGCAGAAAGAGAACAAGGTTTTTGCTATACAGACGAACAAAAACAAGAGATATATAAGGCTTGTGACAGTTCTGTAGTATTGATAACAGGTAGAGCAGGAACAGGTAAAAGCTCAATTTTAAGAGGACTTACAAAGATATATAAAAGATATTCTATATCAGCTTGTGCTTTATCTGCTAAAGCTGCGATTAGGATAACCGAGGCAACAGGTTTGTCCGCAAGTACAATTCATAGGTTGCTTGGTTTTAACAAGACAGGTTTTGTTTATAACTCTAATAATAGATTGTCTAGTGATATTATCGTGCTTGACGAAGCTTCAATGGTTAATTCATCATTATTTTATAGCTTGGTTTCTGCTATAAAAGAGGGTGCAAAAGTAATTATTGTAGGTGATGACGGTCAGTTACCACCAATAGGCTGTGGTAATATCTTTCATGATTTACTTAATTGTAATGCGTTTACTTGCTGTAAGCTGACTAAGATTTTAAGACAGGCTCAAAAGTCAGGCATTATTTCGGACTCAGTTAAAATTAGAAATGGAGAAAACCCATTGCCTGAACCAAAACTAAAAGTTGTTACTGGCGAACTACAAGACATGACCTATATGTTTAGAGAGAGCCGTGAGGGTATGCGTGAATTGGCTATTAAATTGTATACCATAGCAGCTAAGAAAGACGGCTATGATGAAACGATTATTTTGACACCTTGTAAAAAGGACAGGATAAATAGCTCTTTTGAAATTAACTCTATTTTACAAGATATGATAATCCCACCCGATACTGCACCTGAGATCAGGTATGGTAATAAGACATTTCGTCTTGGGTCGAAAGTTATTCAAAGAACGAATGACTATGATAGAAATGTTTTCAATGGAGAAATGGGTTATATTACAAAAATTGAACAGACAATTAAAGACGGCAAGAAGCAGAATGTTGTTACAATTAAATTTGCCGACAAGGAAATTGATTTCCTGCAAAATGATTTAAGTAGTATTGAGTTGGCTTACTGTCTGACTTGCCATTTAACGCAAGGTAGTGGCTTTAAGAATGTTATTGTGCTGATCGACAACACTCATTACAAGTTGCTTGACCGCTGTATGCTGTATACTGCGATTACCAGAGCTAAAACCAAATGTGCATTGATTGCCGAGCCTAGTGCTTTTCAGAGGTGCTTGAAAATGCAGGCTTCACAAAGAAATACTTGGTTAAGCTTATTGGGCGGTTAATATATAATTAACAAAGTTTATCTAGCAAACTTTGTATACTTTGCCATATTGACAGCTATTAAATAGTGCATTATAATATGAGTATACCATTAAACGAGTACACTTGAGTATATACCTATTATTAATTAAGTGCGTTTTATATGCACTCACTATCATTCGAGTACGCTTGTTAGAGATAGAGAGGGTGATGATATTGGCACAAAAGATAAAAGCTTTGTTTTTTAAGATAAAGAATTTTATAAAGTATAAGAGATAGGAGAAATTATTATGAAAGAAATGGTCTATAAAAATTATATGGAGAATGGACAAGAGGTTATTGAAATACTTGACGAAGGTATTTACAAGAGTTTTCATTATGTCATAGTTTCTTATGGCACTCACCCTTGTGCATATATAGAAATTCCAAAGGATAATGTTAGTGACGAAGATAAACTTATTGATATTGATTGTCATGGTGGAATTACTTATGTTTATACAACAGGGCTTATTAAGCCTAACAATGAAAATCATAGAGATGGGCATTGGATAGGTTGGGATTATGCTCATGCCTGTGATTATATTGGTTATTTGCCTGTTGATTTTACCATAACAAATGGTTTGAAGAAATGGACTACCAAAGAGATACTTGAGGAAGTCAAGGACGTAATTGAACAACTTATAAAAAGTTGATTTTATACACGTTCCGTATGGAAAAGAAGAACATTAATAATAAAATGTAGAAAGGGAGTACATTAAATGGCTAATCAAGAATTTAAAAAAGGCGACAGAGTAAAAATCACAGATTTTACAGGAACGATTATTGGCACTAAGCTTGTAGATAATTCTATTAAATATCATGTAAAAATTGACCAGAATCGAATTTATACTTGGGTATCTCAAAGTTTACTTGAACGCATGGTCTCAGATGCTGATAATTTTAAGCAGACAATTACTGTTGAAACCGAAAGAAAGACTGGCGAAACTGTCATAAGAATATCAAACCCAAGATTTACAACCGATGAGCCTACAGTAAAAGGCACAATCGTTGGTGATGTGGTAAATAAACCAAGCAAACCAAAAATAACAGATGAACAGAGAACTGTTTTGGAAGGACTTTATTTGTTGGGTTATAGATATTTAGCTTGTGACGATATTCGTAATGCTTTAGTAGCTTACGAAACACGCCCCTGCAAAGCAGAAGCAATATGGTATGGTGGAATACATTCAATTAGTGTCAACAACATAACAAAGGTATTAAACAATCTTTGTTCTTGGGAAGACAAAAAGCCGACCTCGATTGAGTGGTTGCTAGGCAAAAAAGATAAGAATGAGTAATATAAAAGTTTTCTTTTATTGAGGTGATTATAAAATGCTTATAATGTCACAAAACGGAGAAAATCTTATAAGTGTTTATACATTAACTGAGATTTGGATAGATACAGATAGTCCTTCTTATGCTGGAAAGGCAATTATTAAAGCTCTTACTAATGATTATATAGCAGCACATACTCTTGTTAAATGTGGAGTGACAATAGGTGTGTATAGTTCTAAAGATGAAGCAAAGAAAGTTTTAGTAAAACTTATGAAGGCTGCCGAGGAAGGTGGTAAGGTTTTTTATATGCCAAATACCAGATAAGTTAGAAAGGCGAATAAAAATTTAGTTTTATTTATAGAAAGAGGTAGAATATGATAACGAAAGAGGAGTTTGAAAAGGCGGTTGAGGTTTGCACTAATACAGATGAGACCTGTGAACACTGTCCGCTTAGCAAAAAATTTTTTTCATGCGGCGGATATCTTACCCGCTACATAAAAGAAAACGAGCTTGCACCTGTAATAAAAAATACACCTTCGGCAGAATGTAACACTAACACTATTTATAAAAACGCTAAAATAACTGATGTATCACTGGGAATAGGCGACCATTGTTGCCTTACCTTTTCTATAACTCTTAAAGGCTCAGGCTGGGGAGCTAGTTTTGGCGGTTATAACTTAGCTTTTTTCAATGGAACATCGTTTGAAGGTTCTGAAAAGGGACTTGAAGCACTTACAAGAATTATGGACGTTGTGGGCGTTGCAAAATGGGAAGATATAAAAGGTCATTATGTTAGAGTAAAACAGGAAGATAGATTAGTTGTCGGAATAGGAAATATCATTAAAGATAAATGGTTTGAACCGAGAGAATTTTTCAAGGAGATTGAAAATGAATAAGAAATTCACTGACGAAGAAGTCGTAGAGGCGGCACTTTGCTGCAAAAAAAATAATTGCCAAACCTGCCCATTTATAGTACTAGGAGCAGGATTTAAAAACTGTGTCATAAAATTCTCGGAATACATAGCAAACAACACAAAAAACGAGCCTGCACCTGCGGCAGATGTGCAGGAGGTCAAGCGTGGAACATGGGAGAATACAAACACACCTAATCAGCTTAGATGCAGTAATTGTGGAATCATTCACTTTATAGCTCAGTATCCACACGGTGAGATAAAATTACTGCCCTAACTGCGGAACAAGAATGGACGGTGAGAGCAATGCGTGAAATATTATTCAGGGGGAAACGCACCGACAATGGCGAATGGGTTCAGGGGTTTTATGTATGCAAAAAACGTCCGTATTTCAAGGACAAAGGTGTTAATCTCGAGCATCTTATTTGCGACAATATGGAAATCGAGGACAATGACTATAAGCAGTTTGTTGATACAATGCCAATTTCTTATGTAGTAGACCCTAAGACCATCAGCCAATATACAGGATTAAAAGATAAGTATGACAAGAAAATTTTTGAGGGAGATATAATTAATGTAACTCCTGATATCACTAATAGACTTATGGATGTAAGGTGGAATGATGAAACACTTTCTTGGGAGCTGACAGATGTAGGTACTCCAATGTTTAAAGCGAACCATCTTTTTAATACGATTGATCTTGCAGAACTTGAAGTCGAATCTTGCTATGGCGAACGTATCTCTTTTATCGTTGGCAACGTTTATGACAATCCTGAGATGATGGAAAAGATTGAGGAGGATCACGAATGACTAAAAGAGATTTGAGTGTATGGTTTAAAGAGACAGCTAAAAATGTAATAGATGATATTTCAACTGATTATTTGTTCATAAAGAGAGATGATTCATGACAAATGAAGAATACATAATATCAAAAATCTCAGAACGTAGTTTAGCCGATATGTTTAATACTGGTAATTGCTATTATGATAATTTAAATGATAGAATTTATAAGGCTTTTCAGTACTGGAAAGAGTCGTATCGGTATAAGCGTTCTGGCAGACTCTTATTTCAGCTATGGCTTACATTCCAATATAACTCAGAAGAATGGGATTTAGCCAGACGAATAATTCATGAAGAACACCCATCTTGGGTTATAAAATGCGAAACATAAGAGGAACAATGTAATTTAAGTAAGACTACATATTCTAGTGACTTATGCGAACAACTACTTATATGTTCTACATTGTTTTCGTTTAATTGATTAATTAGATTTAATCAAAATGGAGAGTATAACAGTAGTTGGAACAAAGGACACATCTATTATACGGAAAGGCAAAAAGAAAGCATAAAGCAATTAATTTTAAGAATTACAAGTTAATGAAAATACGCTACTTTAGCATATCCTAAAACAGCGTAAATACGCACTTTTAGACACTTAAAATCTGAATAAAAGAGAAATTTTATTAAGGAGATGATACTAATAAAACAAGAATATATAAAATCGCCACTTAATTATGTGGGTGGCAAATACAAGCTTCTACCACAGATATTACCATTGTTCCCAAAAAATATTGATACTTGCATTGACTTATTTGGCGGTGGCTTTAATGTTGGAATTAATGTTCCTGCGAAAGAGGTTATTTATAATGATTTGAATTTGCCTGTAGTGCAAATTCTTGAATACATACATAGAAATGAAACCGATAAAATTCTTAGTGAAATAGATAAGACAGTTGAGCAGTACGACTTGTCGAAAATCAATAAAAGGGGGTATTTGAAGCTGCGTGGCTATTATAATAAATTAGTATTCAAATCACCCATTATTTTGTATACACTAATTTGTTACGCCTTTAACAATCAGATGCGTTTTAATTCAAAAGGTGAATTTAATATGCCGTTTGGAGAAAGATATTTTAACCCTACATTAAGAGAAAGGTTTATAGAATTTTCGGAAGCAATCAGCAATAAAGGCTGCAAGTTCACCAATGCTGATTTTCGTGAGTTCATCGGCGTAGCGTTTAGCGAAAATGATTTTCTGTATTGTGATCCCCGTACTTTAATTCTACGGCAACCTATAATGAAAATGGCGGTTGGACTAATGCCGACGAAGAAGATTTACGGAATATGCTTGTGACTTCAAATGTAAAATGGGCGTTATCAAATAACCTAAAAACAAACCTAACGTTAAAGGATTGGGCGGAAGGTCATGGATATAAAACCCACTATTTAAACACTACTTATGGAAACTGTAATTATCAGAAAAAAGACAAGACAAAAGATATAGAGGTCTTAATTACAAACTATTAATACAAAAGAGAGGATAAGCTATGCACTGTTGTTTACTTTTAATTACCAAAGAAATGCCTTCGGAAGATAGGATTTCTGTAATTTTAAAACCTTATGACGAAGAAAAATTGGAATGTGACAAAAGTGGTGAAGTAATCTCTTTTCCTATATTCACATATGATTGGTGGGAAATTGGCGGTAGATATTCAGGCAAATTGAAATTAAAGATTGATGATTGTTACTCTTCGACGGAGATAAGAGACGGTTTTCTGTATGTAGATGGGGCGAAGATAGACAAACTGCTCAATTTTGATGAGATTAATTGTTTTGTCTGCATAGATTCTGACGAGAATGTTATTGCTCGTGAAACTTTGAGAGGATACTCATTTGTAAAAGACGAAGATTTCGACAAAAAGCTTACTGAAATAAAAAAGAAAAGTAAAGGTATGTTTGCTACAATTTTAGATATTCATAGCTAATTTAGTTTATTTGAAAGGAACTATATCTTGGAATGGGGTTAAAGAACATAAATGATTTCAAAGAAAATTCTTAACGCTCTTACGAAAGAGCAACTAATATTCCTAATAAATCAATATCAGCATATGGAATTTCTTATCTCAGAAATCTGTGTCAACGAGAGTAAGCAGCATATTCCGTCTGAGCAGGCGGTAGAAGAGATAAGAAAAGAACTTCGCAACTGTAATTTCCCATTTAGTACTTCTACAGAAGAATTTATATCACTTTTAGATTATAAAATGGGCAAAATTACATTGGACGAATACAAAGAAAGAATTGGGATTGGTTGAAAGGAGACAAAATGAAACTTCTGGAAAGTATAAAACTTGCAATGCAAGTTTTCCCAAATAGTTTTATTAATCGAAATAACGAGGTTATTCTTATTCCAAAATTTAATGTCTATATTCAGCTTGACGATGTGAAAACAAATGAAGATTTCAAGGTAAAACTTTGTGAGTGGCTAAGTCGAGATTGCTCTTGTGCGTTAAGATATTCACGAGACAAAAGGCTTATAAAATATTGGCAAGACAATACTAATGCTTTTAATAAAATTTGTGGAACTAATTTTACAATGGAGCAAATGAGTTATATCTATACATATTTGGGTAATGGCATAAAACATGATCTTACAAAACAATTCGTAAGAAACGGATTTGACCTTTTTGTTATAGAAAAATATGCTCAAAAGGGCAATAAAGAGGTTTATTGATGAAAGAAATTAAAGTAGCGAAGTATTCTAAACAATGGTGCAAAACACGAATGACAATATATTTTATTATTTGTATTATTTCTTTTTGCACTTTTGCTTTGGCAATGCCAATTATGGGATATTGTTATGACGAATACGGCTTACATCATGTCAAAACTATAGTAAGTATAATAATGGTTTTAATCACTTTTGTGGTATCGATGTATTGCTATTCAAAGTGTTTACAATTTGAGTGTTATGAACAACACATATACAACCGCATAAAGAAGATTAAGCGTAAACAAGATAGAAAATATAGAAAGTGGTTGATATAAAAGTTGGGAGATAAACAAAATGGATTGTACTATTCAAAATATAAAATGTGAAATCTGCGGTCGAGTGTTCCACAAAGTCTGCCATGCAGAGCCTTTTGACAAAGTGTGTGATAGTAGCGAATGTTTCCATAAAAAGTTCTGGCTTGAAATTATAAAAGAAAAGGACGAACACGTTATTATTAATGGCATTTGTTATTACTTAGACAAAGCTCACCCAATGAGTGATAGTCCTTTTAGGGGATATGGTGGCAGAGGAATTAAAATTAAATTACATACAGGTGAAATTATCGTAACAAATAATTTATGGCACAATGGTGAAGTACCTAAAGAATTTCGAGATAGATTACCTGATAATGCAGAGTTTATATAATTGTAATAGGAGTTAATTAACGGAAAATGGAGGTAACAAATGTTTGTAACCAAATTGGGTGAAAATTTTATTGAGGGCATAACACTATTTAAAGGGCAATGTAAAGCTTGCAATTCTGAGTTTTATTTTGAAGAAAAAGAAGCCAAAGAATTGTATGAAAAAGGTGAAATCGGTCACTCAGAAGAAGAAATGCTTCGAGTTTCAATGGGTGACCCTTGTTGGAGAAACGAGTTTGGAAAATATGATCCTTACGAAGTACCAATTTTGATAACACGTTGTCCCTGCTGTAATGAGCTTGTTAAACTAAACCAAATGACGTGTACCCACGAAACATATACTGAATTGAAAAACAAGCATAGAATTACATTGGAACATCTTGCAGAATATAATGGAGTATATCCTTTGAAATTTAAGTGTTCTGATAGTAGGCTGTCTGTTGATATGAAAAATAGGATTGAAAAGTCAAAAGCATTAGTAAAAGCATTAGCTGGATCGTGAAAAAGTTGAAAGCAACTAAAATATAAAACCAACATTTTATTAAGAAAAATAAGAGATAAAACAAAACGGAACGCTCAGATTAGCTACCTGAGTGAACATGATAATTGCAATTATCTTCCAATAAAGGACAAATTGGAGGATTTACAAATAGTGAAAACGGAAAAAATAACAGTAAACGAATTATTTAGTGGTATAGGCGCACAAGTTTCAGCATTAGAAAGGCTTGGAATACCTCGTGAAATTAAACATACATCTGACATAGATCATAATGCAGTTTTAGCATATGCGTCTATTCATTGTGGACTTACGGAAGAACTTATAAATACATATACTGAATATCCTACAAGAGAAGAAATGGCTAGACAGCTTACAGAAATTAATCTTGGATATGATTTTCAGAAAAATAAACCTTATAATTGGTACAGATTTGTAAATAGCAAATCAAAAGAGCTTGAAAAATATTGGCTCGCTAATAAGCTTTCGAGGAATTTAGGTGACATTAGTAAACTCGAACATCTTGACTATGCTGATTTTTGGACATATTCATTTCCTTGTACCGATATTTCTGTGGCAGGTAAACAAGAGGGAATAAAACAGGGTCAAACACGTTCAGGTTTACTATATGAAGTACAAAGACTTCTTGAAAGAGCCAACAAAATGTTGACTTTACCAAAATATCTAATGCTCGAAAATGTCAAAAATCTTGTGGGTAAAAAATTTAAACTGCAGTTTGATGAATGGGTGGCTTGGCTTGATGAACTTGGTTACAATACATATTGGAAAGTTTTAAATGCTAAAGACTATGGCATCCCTCAAAATAGAGAAAGAGTATTTGCTATAAGTATTCGCAAAGATATTGATGATGGCAAATTTGAATTTCCGCAGCCTTTTGATAACGGAGTCAGACTTAAAGATTTTCTTGAAGATAATGTAGATGAAAAGTATTATTTGAGTGAAGAAATTCAGAACAGACTTATACTGAATAAGGAAAATTTAGATGCAAATGTTGTAGGCACTACTAAGGGCAAACACAATCATCGCATAGGAACTAGAGATTTAGTTTATTCCCCAAATGGCATTATGGGTGCATTAGTAGCTACTGATTATAAGCAACCAAAGCAAATACTTGACACCAATCGTTGCATACAAGAAGGTAGCTTACAAGGTGACAAATGGGATAAAATATATGAATCTGCGAGAAGATACTATTCTCCTGAAGGTATTTCGCCTACTTTACATACTTGTGGTGGTGGTAATACAGAAACTAAAATAGCAGAACCGGTTGCCTATGTGAAAGAAGCAACTAAGAAAGGCTATGCAGAAATTTATGAAGGTGATAGTGTAAATCTGGAACAGCCTAATTCTAAGACAAGAAGAGGTAGGGTCGGAAAGGGTTGCGCACAAACATTGACTACAAGTTGTAACCAAGCTATAGTTGAACCTAATGAACTGTCACATTCTGAATGGAAACAGCAGATGCACAAAAGGTTTATAGAGGACTCTAATAGCGAAGTTAGTGGTGTGTTCACCAATCAAAGTCAATCTTTCGGATATAGACCACCAATGAAAGGTTATTCTAAAACATTGAAGGCAAATGTTCATGATGCAGGTGTGGTTGAAAGTTTTCGTGTTCGTAAATTAACTCCTAAAGAATATTATAGGCTTATGGGATTTACTGATGAACAATTCAATAGATCACAAACTTTTAGTTCTGACAGCCAACTTTATAAACAGGCAGGTAACTCTATTGTGGTTGATGTACTTTATTACATATTTGAAAAACTGTTTGAGGTTGATACTGAAACTAGAAAGGAAACAAAATGTTAAATAATGCTTGGAACACTCTCTTGAAATGTATATGGGTGGCTTGCTTTGACACCCATAACTTTCAAGAAGGAAAAGTATACGAAGTAAAAAATGGCAGACTAATAGACGGTCATGGCAGAAAAAGTTGTAATACATATGACAATGTTTACGATATTAATGACAGCTTTTACGCTAGATTCAAAGAAGTAAAGGAGTGAGTAAAAACATGGCAAGTGAGATACGAAATGATTGTGTGGGTTGTACGGCTCTTGGACTTCCCTGCCGTCATTGTTACATGGGTCGAGATTATCGTGTTTTAATATGTGATAAGTGCGGAACTGAGGTTGGTATGCTTTATGTTATTGACAATGATTCGGAAGAACTTTGCAGCGAATGTGCCAAAGAAAAGGCTATTGAATATTTGTCAAATCATAATATGGACGTTGACGATTTGTGTGAATACAATGATATCCCTTGTGAAAAAATGGACGGAGAAGATTATTACAATAAGCATTGCTATTGTGACAATGAGGAATAAATACATATGAACAAAAAGAAAAACGAGACAACAAAACAAATAATACAACTTATAGTTGCTATTTGCGTAATAGTTATCGGTTTTGGAGTTGTAAAAGTTATTGGTATTAACGAAGATTACAAGCACAATTTTGAAAGAAACAAAGCCGATAATTCAACAGTTAATACAATTACCACTACCACAAATGCTATAACTAAAAATACAAAAGTTAGATCGGTAGAAAATAAAAAAAATACAGTAAAAACAAATACTAAATCTACTACAACCACCAAAGAAACAAGAGCTACAAAGTCGTATAGCCATAAAGTAACCGAAACTACAACGATAGTTACTAAGTCTGAAGCAGAGCCAGAAATAGAACTTATTTCTTACGATATTCCAACAGGTGATACTTCATTTCACGGCTATATGGATTATGCTTGTATTACGGACATCAATTCTCTGCAATATCAGTTACAACTAAATTGTTGGACGGATAGTCAGGGAATACGCAGACAAGGTGACGATGTTTGTATTGCTTTAGGAAGTTATTACGGTACAGAAATAGGTACACGCTATCTAATTACAACCGACATGGGTAACTCATTCACCGCTGTTTTAGCCGATTGTAAAGCTGATATCCATACCGACTATAATAATCAGTATCGAGATACAGGCAATGGCTTTAAAAATGTGGTTGAATTTATAGTTGATACATATGCACTTGACCCTGATGTTATGAGCAGTGGCAACATTGGCACTTATAGCAATTATTCGGGTAACATTGTATCAATTCAGAAGATTAGCTAGAAAAGAGGTGAATTTAAAAATTGGCATACGACAAGAAAGCAGGAAAAAGAAAGCGTTTAGCTAGAGAGGAGGAAAATAGACAGCTAAAACGCTATAAGACAGAGTGTAGAGAGTTAAATACATATTTTATGAGCGAGGACGAACTTGCTCAGGCTAGAGAAAGGCAGAAGATAACAAAAGCTAAAAATAAAGCAATCGTACAAAGATCTTTTATGATTGCTATGGCAACAAATTAGAAAGGACAATCAGAAATGACAATGGAGTATACGGCATATAAAATTAGATTTAGTACAGTAAAAGAGGTACAGCAGTTTATCAGACTTGCGAATATGGTTGACTACAATATAGACTTGAAGCAGAGTCATTATTGCGTAAGCGCAAGTAGTATAGTGGGCATATTTGCACTTGACCTTGAAAACGAGGTAATAATGTTTGTGCCAACAGAACACGAAAAGAACGCTGAAAAAATGTTTGCAGAATTTATTATAAGGTAGAGGAAAAGACGATGATTAAGATTGAAAATATTGAAGTAATGGGCTGGAAGGCAGCAATAAGAGGTATGCGTAATCCTATGAACTCTTGGGGAAAGAGCGATAGCGGATGGCACTTGATAGGAAAGCCGGGGACTAATCAAGCAGTTGCCAATGATAAATATTTAAGAGAAAAATATTGCATTGGTGACAATGACCTCAATCTTATGAAGAGACTTGTTAAAGCTGGTACAGATCACCGTAAGTTCATGCGTATGATTGTTGTGTACGTTGATATTATAGCACCTCTGTACTGGTGGAAAGAATTTGACACATATAAAGTTGGTACGGTTGCAAACTCTTGCAGTACCATGCATAAAATTGCCGAGAAAGAGTTTACTGAAAACGATTTTTCATTTGAGAATGTTGTGAGTGATGTAGCCACAATTGACTTCTTTTTAGGAAGACTTAATTATGCAAGAGATAGGTATCTTAAAACTAAAGATAAAAAATATTGGTATTCTATGATCCAGCTGCTGCCGAACTCTTATAACCAGCGTCGTACGGTTATGCTGAACTACGAGGTTTTGGCTAATATCTATAAGTCTCGTAAGGAGCATAAGCTTGATGAGTGGAGAGTTTTTTGTGATTGGATTCAAACATTACCACTTTCAGAATTAATAACAGGAGGTACAGATGAGTAAACCACTATTTTGCATACTTGGAGCTTCAGCAAGTGGCAAATCAACACTTGTCCAAAAGCTTGAAGAAGAATTTACTATGAAGCAGATACCCTCTTACACAACTCGTTCTCCGAGATATGAGGGTGAAGCAGGTCATACATTTGTTTCAGAAAAGGAATTTAAGGCACTTAATGATATCATGGCTTACAACTATTATCTTGGTAATCATTATGGAGTAACGGCAAGTCAGATTGACGATGATACATATAACTTGTATGTTGTAGACCAAACAGGGCTTAACGAACTCCACAAAAAGTACAAAGGCAACAGAGAGATTTATTCTATTTTTATAGATTGCTCGTATATCAATCGGTACAAGCGTTTGTTTGGACGTTATCATAAAATGTACAAGAATTTTGAGAAAGCACTTGAAGAAACCAGCAAACGTACAGAACAAGATAAGATAGAATTTAAAAACTGCAAATCATCTGTTGATTACGTTATCAATAATGATGAAAATATCAACACAGCTTATGAAAATCTAAAAAAATATGTGAAAAGAATTATAGCCAAGCAGGAGGGAGATAATGATACCGAAACTGAACATAATTAACAAAGAACATTATAATAGCATTGTTTACTTATCTCACCCATATGGTGGCAAGCAAGAAAATTTAAGTAAAATAAATGAGTGCCAAAAACTATTAACTATAATGCACCCTGAGAATTTGTATCTCAATCCTAGTGCAATGTTTGGCAACCTTTACGATTGTACCACTTATGAGCAAGGGTTGAACATGACCCTGTTGTTACTTGAAGAACTTGCAGATGAAATGATTATTTGTTCAAAGGATTGGCAATCCTCTAAAGGCTGTCGCACGGAGATTAAATATTGTGACAACAGACATATACCGTATAAAATTTGTACTTTGGAGCAAATTAGAAATGAATACGAAAAATACAGAAAGGAACATGATAAAAATGGGTAATTTTATTATTGGTGCTTTGGTTGGGCTTGTACTTGGTTTTCTAATAGCCTATAGAACAGTGACCGAAATGCTTAATGAATTAGATGAGAATGATAAAGAGGAAAATGCCAATGGAAGTGAAAGCAAATCTGATAAGACCTAGACCGTGGCGTATTGGTGTGGACTGTGATAATGTCATTAATAATCTAGTAGAAAGTATTATTGATGTTTATAATAAGGACTATAATGATAATTTGTCCGTTGCCGATATAACTACCTATAATATGAGACAGTTTTTTAAAAATGTATCTCAAGACAAGTTTTATGACTATTTCACGGATAAGAGGGTATGGGACAACATAAAAGTGCTTGAAAATTGTGTTACCACATTGAAGAAATACTATGATTTAGGTTGTGAAATTTACATAATAACAGCTACAGCCCCACAGAATATTTCTAATAAGGCAGCTTGGTTACAAGAACAACTTCCATTTTTAAATATGTATGATAGCCTCATAGCCATAAAGAACAAGCAAATGCTTAGTGGAGATATTGATATTCTAATTGATGATTGCGTAGACAATTTAGTTGGTGGCTATTATCATAAAATTTTATTTGATTATCCATGGAATAGACTTGGGTTTGAGTCATATGAAAACAACGCTCATATGCTACACCAAAGATACCGTTGTAGGAATTGGAACGATATTGATAAGGCAATTAACATGATTATGAAAACTGATATGGGTACAGAAATAGAATTAGACTTAAAGCCAGAGAATATAGGGAATACAGAAAACGAACAAAGAATAGAGTTTGTTGTAAACGATGATAAGGAGCGATAAAATGAAAGTAATAAAAAAGGACGGAACATTAGAAGATTTTGATTATCAAAAAATAATCAATGCCTGTAGTAAATCGGCTAACAGGGCGCTAGAAAATCTTTCGGATAAAGATTATGAAAAAATTTGCTCTGCTGTTATGGACTACATAATGGAAGAAGATTTAGAAAATGATTGCATTTCAGTTGAGGCAATACACGCAATAGTCGAACGAACTTTGCTTGACCTTTACCCAAAATCAGGTGAATGTTATAGGCAGTATAGAAATTACAAAAAAGATTTTGTTCATATGATGGACGATGTATATACTAAATCCCAAGGTATTCGTTATATTGGTGACGTTTCAAATGCTAACACTGACTCCACTATGACTAGTACACAGCGTAGCTTGATTTATGGCGAATTAAACAAAAACTTGTATGATAAATTCTTCTTGAATGTTGAAGAAAGGCAGGCGGCTAGAGACGGTTACATCTATATCCATGACAAGAAAGACAGACTTGACGGCATAAACTGTTGTATTTTTGATATGGCAAATGTTTTGTCTGGCGGCTTTGAAATGGGCAACATTCATTATAACGAGCCCAAAACACTTGATGTTGCTTTTGATGTTATAAGTGACGTAACAATGTCAGCGGCTAGCCAACAATACGGTAAGTAATATTGCCGTAATAAAACCTACTTAACCTTGCTAAAGGGTGTGACGAAAGTTGCTAACGGTGAAACCTAAGTCATAATTGATATGGTAATACCGTGCTATCTAATTTCCATAAGAAAATTAGTGAGAGGTTTAATTATGGAGGAAATAATTTTTGAAAATGAAATTGCTTATAAAACTAAATATGACGGATACTATGTTACCAAAAGTGGCAAAGTAATAACTACTAAAGTTAAAGGTGGACAAGGGCGAATAAATATATTTCAACCAAGAGAGCATTGTTATAAAGTGGATAAAGATGGATATTTAGAAGTATGCCTTTCTTTTATAGAAAATAATCGGCATATAAGGAAATATTACCGAGTACATAGATTGGTATATGAAACACTGATGGGGGATATTCCGCAGGAATTGACGATCGATCACATAGATGCAAATCCTCAAAATAATTCAATAGAAAATTTGCAAATATTAACTAGAGAAAATAATACGAGAAAAGCATTAAAAAATAAAAAATCGCCAAAAAGATTTATGTATCAATTATACAAAAACAATATTTATGTTGGAACATTTGATAGAAAAGAATTAGGAAAAAATATTGGATTAAAAGGTAAAGACTTCTATCAAGATACAAACAATAAAAAGCAATTATTACTTCAAGGTTATCAATGGAATTTAATATAAATGGAATTTAGAGAGTGTAGAGGACATCGAAAGAATATCATAATATTATAGCTTTTATTATGAAAGTAATCGAGTAGAGTAGATTATGAGATTAGCACATAATTGAAACAGTAGGCACAATTAGCGGTTGTGAAGATATGTTGCAGTGTGGTATCCAGTATAGAAATATACATCTGCATTGGGTTTTACGATACCTAGAGTTGATACTCTTTTAGCTCCATATGCCGAAAAAAGTTATCAGAAATATGTTGATGAATACCTAAGCATATGTGATAACGGTAATAAGAATAAAGCTGACGAATATGCAACCAGAAAAGTCTATCGAGATTTTGAGCAGGGTTTTCAATCATGGGAAATGGCATTTAATTCTGTAGGATCGTCAAGAGGCGATTATCCTTTCATCGCTATTAGTTTCGGCATAGGTACAAACAGGTGGGAAACCATGGCAAGCGAGGTGGCATTAAAAACACGAATGGGCGGACAAGGAAAAGAGGGCTTTAAAAGACCTGTACTATTTCCAAAGCTGACGTTTTTGTACGATGAAAATTTACATGGTAAAGGTAAAAAGTTAGAATGGCTTTTTGATGTTGCCATTGATTGTAGCAGTAAAGCGATGTATCCAGATTTTTTGTCCTTGACAGGAGACGGTTATATTCCTGAGATGTATAAGAAGTACGGAAAAGTTGTCAGTTTGATGGGTTAAAAATTACACTACGGCTCATCTAAAACTTCGTAAACCTACAAATGTAGGGTGTACAATTCACGTTTTAGGAATTATAGGAAATGATAATTAGGAATTGTGCTAACAGGGAACTAAAAAAATCCTGTGCGAAATTCAAAATAACTAAATAATTTACATAAACCGACAAACAGGAGAGGACAAAACGAAGGAATATAAAGAATATGACGGTTTCTTAGTGGACGAAGAACTGAACATATACAGCAAAAGAACTATGCGTAAATTAAAACCATATCTCGGTACAGATGGATATTTGCAAGTTCAATATAGAATGGAGAATCATAAACAACACCATAATAGAGTTCATGTGATTATAGCACATTGTTTTATTCCAAACCCTAATAATTATAAATACATAAATCATATTGATAGCAATAAAACCAACAACAATATTGATAATTTGGAATGGTGTACTAATTCATATAATGTTCTGCATGGTTGGCACAGTGGAAACAGGATTCACAAAAATAGAACAAAGGTGTTTGTATTTGATTTTGACGACAATATTGTTGATAGTTTTTCATCAATTAGAGAATGTGGTAGAGTATTGAACTTAGATAGACATAAAATAGCAAGAGTTTTAAAAGGGGAACTTCCCAAAAATTATTTAGGTTATTATTTTAGTTATTTTGATAATCGTCAAGAGACTATCGAAAACATAGCATAAGTGAAAGACTTGTGTGAAGAAGTGAATAGAGTACACATAAGGTGCGACTCTTTATGTGGAACAGCGAAGTACACAACATTTGGTAACAGAATGTTGTGTAAAGATATAGTCCAATGGCATTATGCCATTGTGTAGAGCTTCGTTGTCGCCTTGGTTTGTAAAAGGTGGCATGAAACCAAAAGACGAAAATGATTACCCTGTCTTTGAGGGTAGATTTAATCTTGGTGCAATATCATTACATTTGCCGATGATATTAGCAAAGGCAAGGCAGGAGAATAAAGATTTTTATGAAGTTCTTGATTATTACCTCGAACTTATAAGAAACCTGCACAAAAGAACGTATGAATTTTTAGGAGAGAAAAAGGCATCAACAAATCCAATGGGATTTACTCAAGGTGGTTTTCTTGGTGGCAATCTCAACCCTAATGATAAAATAAAACCAATACTTTCAGCTATGACTATGAGTTTTGGTATCACTGCTTTAAACGAATTACAGCATTTGTATAATGGTAAGTCACTTGTAGAAGATAGTGATTTCGCCTATGAAGTAATGCAATACATAAATGACAAGGCAAATGAATTTAAAGAACAAGACCATATACTATACGCAATTTACGGTACTCCTGCCGAGAGCCTATGTGGGCTTCAAGTTGAACAATTCCGCAAGAAGTATGGTATCATAGAGGGCGTATCAGACAGACCATACGTTTCCAACTCATTCCATTGTGGCGTATGGGAACATATTACTCCAGTTCAGAAACAAGATACTGAAAAGCGTTTTTGGAATTTGTTCAACGGTGGAAAGATACAATATTGCCGTTATCCTATATCGTATAATAAGGAAGCTATAAAAACGCTTGTAAGACGTGCCATGGATTACGGATTTTATGAGGGCATAAATTTAGCATTATCATATTGTGAGGATTGCGGTTATGAGCAACTAGAAATGGATAAATGCCCGAAGTGTGGGTCGGAAAATATAACTCAGATTGATCGAATGAATGGCTATTTAGGCTTTACTAGAATACATGGTAAAAGTAGATATAATGCCGCAAAGGTTGCAGAGATAAAGGATAGGGTGAGTATGTAATGAACTATCATAATATAACCAAAGATGATATGTTAAATGGTGACGGACTTAGAGTTGTCCTTTGGGTATCAGGCTGTAATCATCATTGTAAAAACTGTCAAAACCCTCAGACATGGAATAAAGATAGTGGTATACCATTTGATCTTGATACTATCTTTGAAATATGTAACCAGTTAGACAAGTCGTATATTTCAGGTATAACATTTTCAGGCGGCGATCCTTTGTTTCCTGATAATCGTGAAATAGTATGCACAATATCTGCACTAATAAAAGATTGCTATCCTACCAAAACACAATGGCTGTACACAGGATATAAGTGGGAAGAAATTAAAGACTTGCCTATTATGAAATATCTTGATGTAGTCATTGACGGTCAATACGAAGATGACAAACGTGACATAGCATTAAAATGGCGAGGGTCAAGCAATCAGAGAGTTATTGATGTGCAAGAAAGCCTAAAGCAAAACAAAGTAGTATTGTGGTGCGATTAACCATACAAAAATAAAAGGGTTTACATATAAGCAAACCCTTAAACATCAAATAAGTCATTAGCCACCATAGTTATAATGTGTTCAATATTATGTTTCTGAATGGTGGCGACTAATGACTCTATTAATTATAACATAAAGCAAAAGAAAAGTAAAGGAGATAAAAATGATAACAACAGTAAAATTTGCAAAGATAAAACCAAACGCAATTATACCAACCAAAAGACCAGAAGATGCAGGTTATGACGTATATCCTTGTTTTGACGAAGATTACATAATAATAAAACCACATACTACGGTTATAATACCGACAGGCATAGCTTCAGTTTGTGATACAGATTACTGTTTCGTATTACACGAGAGAAGTTCAACAGGCACTAAGGGCATGGCACAGAGGTGTGGAATAATCGACAGTGGCTATCGTGGCGAGTGGGGTGTTCCAATTACTAACACAAATGACGTACCAATAGTTATTTGCAAGAAAAAGTCTATTACTGACTTTAACGATTTTGCTAGTATTTTGTTATTCTCATATGGAGAAGCTAATTACATTTTATATCCATATGAAAAAGCCATTTGTCAGGCTCTTGTACTTCCTGTCCCAGAAGTTGAGATAGAAGAATATACATACGAGGAACTTAAAGCTATTCCGTCAGAAAGGGGTACAGGTCGCCTTGGTAGTAGCGGAAAGTAATATTTAAGGTAGGATAATTAATGAATTGCAAATTTAAAGAATACAATTTATCTAATTTAATGACGATTAAGGAGCTGCAAAATTATCTGCATATCGGTAAAAATAAAGCATACTATCTCGTTAATAATAACGAAGTACCTACAATACGAATAGGCAATAAAACATATGTTGTTGTAGATAGATTACAACGATACATAGATAGAAATATAATACTTTAATAAATAAAAGGACAGAAAGTTGATTTCTGTCCTTTTCGTTTTATATATCTATTTCTTTAATGGTTTTAGCCTTTTCTTCTTCAATCAGATGTACATAAGTGTTATAGGTAAAGGCAACACTGGCGTGACCCAATGTTTCACTTATGATTTTAATATCTACTTTTTTACGAATTAAAAGACTAGCATAAGTGTGTCTGAGCGTGTGCAAGCCTTGTGGATTTAAAATATTGGCTCTTTTACAAATGGAACGATATGTTGTTTCCAAAGAGTCGATCGAGCGTTTACTCGTAGTAATAACAAGATAGTCGTTTGAATGAGGTTTACAAGTTAAATACAAATGTTTTAAATACGATTTTGCAGATTTCGTTAAATATACAAAACGATGTGTTTGTGTTTTTGTATCTTCCTGATTAGTAACCTTGCGTTCATTATTATCATCATAATAAGTTACAACATTCTTGTGTATATTTAAGTAATTTGATTTCAAATTTACATCTTGCCACTGTAATGCCATAAGCTCTCCTGCACGAAGTCCTGTATACATTAATATGACTAAGGCAATACCGTTTGTGTATTTATATTGATTATTACTATCTTTTAATGTTGCACAATCAATAAATTTGGCAATTTCTTCGTCAGTGAAAAAGCGAATGGGCTTCCGAGTAAATATCTTTTTTGAAGGTTCAGCCACAAAATCACAAGGATTGTTTGAGATAATGTGTTGATAATAAGCGTATTTTAGACATTGGTTTATTAAAACATATGCCTTATGAATAGTTGAGAAGCTATATCCTTTATAAATTAGTTTGTTTAAAACTTCATTTTGAATAATTTCGGTTGTTAATTCATTCATTCGATATTCACCTATATACGGAATGACATGATTATTAAGTGTTCCAAGTTCCCTAGTATAGCTTGCTCTTTTCAGACGAATTTTTTTTACTGTGAGCATATAATTGTGAAAATATTCACTGACAAGAATGTCTCCTGAAGAATTTTTTATTTCGTCCAAAATCATATTATTAGTATGAGTTTTATTATATTTTCGCATTTTGTCTATTACGTCATTTTGATTTGAGCTAACAAAACGTTTTACCTTAACTCTACCATTATTATACTTGCCAATGGTAATTTGTCCTATCCACTTTGCACGATTGTTGTCATAATAAACTGAACCTAAATTTTTAATGTGTCTAGTTTTTTTGTTTCCGACATTTGCCATATGATTATCTCCTTTTAGGCTTTTAGGGTAGTTTGTTATTATAGCATAAATAATCTAAGTTGTCAAGCAGAGGAATAACAATAAGTAATATTTTATAACATAAAAATGCAAAAGACAATCAGTACAAAGCTAAATTGGTAATACACACTCAAAATATTTTTACACACTTTTACACACTTTCGTAATGACAACTGCATGAAAATCTCGTATTTACGCAGTTTTATTAAATATACCAAAGGGACTTAAAATCCCTCGGGGTAAAACCCGTACCGGTTCAAGTCCGGTTAGCGGCACCAGAATAAAAGCTCTTAGGTCGTCTTGCGATCTAAGAGCTTTTTTAGGTTACTTATCTACAAATTTTTTCGGGATCAAGATCAACTTTGAGTGCTTCAAGCATTTCAATATGCTTGTCTGACATCTGTCCATTCTTGTATTTTTTCTTCTGAGAATTGAGCCATACTGCAATGCTGTTTTCTGATCCTTTTATTTTTCTTGTGAGAGGCATTCTCCCGTTTTCCGCAATGAAAGATCTCAATTCTTCGTATCTTGTCAGCCACTGTTTTTCAAATCTGTCATTTACTTGCGGCTCTATGCCTATCTTTTTGAGCTTTTCTATTTGTTCAGGCGTTCTTGATGTGCTATCTTTTCCATTTACTATCTTCTGTTCGCCATTGACCCAATTACACAGCTCACTGCCGTCAACAATGATACCCTTTTTGACGCTTGCACCAACACCATGCTCATCAAAATATCTCACTGCTTCTTCATACATTATATCCCAATGAGATATCAAACTGTCAAGAACAGTTTTAGGGTCAAGCTCATTGAACATTTCTACTCTTTCATCACTGAATACTCCGTTTTGGATAAAATTTCTCTGCTGACGTATCCAATCAATGATTTTTATCCCTTTGTATTCTGCCTTAGGGTCGAGCTTTTCGCCTTTATGCAGTTCAAGATATTCCTTTACTATTTCGTATTTAGCAAGCCATTTTGTCATATTTGCCTTATATATCCCTGACTTTTCGGCTTTAAAGGGATAACCGATATCGTCAAATTTTTTCATTTGTTCTTTGGTAAGCTCGCCTTTTTTATATGCTCTTTTTTGTCTAGCAAACCACAAGGATAGATCTGTACCGTCATAGGCAGTATATTTTTCCGGGAGCCGTTTTGTATCGTTTTTTTCAAAATAAGCCTTTAATTCTTCATAGCGATACTCCCACTCATCTTTAGCGTCAAGAGGAAATCTCAGCCTTCTGAATCTCTCCACATATTTTTTTGCAAGCTCGCCACGTCTGTATCGTACTCTGCAATTGGATATCCAGTTTCCTAGGCGATATCCGTCGTCGCACACAGTTATTGCCCTTATTTTATATATTCCTTTTTCAGATATAAATTTCTCAAGATGCTGAAAACCCTTTTCATAAAGACTAGCATTCTCTATCTCAGACAAATTGTTCCACTCTATCCCGAGCTTATCCAATAATTCTATCCTATCCTGTGAAAGAACGCCTTCTCTTTTCTGCACACGCTGTTTGTATATCCATATGCCAAGCTGAAATTCATGATATACAGCGTTCTGAGGGACGCTTATATTTCCATATTCTTCGTAATATTGCTTTGCAAGCGAATATCTTTCATTCCATATATGTTCATGATATGAGATATCTGAAAGGAGTCCTATTGCCTTAAGCTTTTCTATCTGTTCCTCTGACAATCTTCCCTCTTTGGCATACTTTTTTTGTCTGCTTATCCATGTTTTTATACTCGCCTTGCTAACAGTTAAGTCATCAGAAATGTCTGTGTTTCCGTGTTCATCATAATATTTTTTCAGCAGTAAATACTTTTCTTCCCAACGTGAAGAAGTTACATCAAAAACAAAGTTTATACTTTTCAGCTTTTCAATGCGAGCGTCTAAAAGTTTGCCATCTCTATACAAAATACGCTGTCTTTCCACCCATGTGTCTAAACAAGCACCATTTTTGGTTTTATATGAAACAGGAATGTTGAAATTGTTGTTATCCTTATAGTATTCTGTAAGTTCACGAAACATATCATTCCATTTTCTGTTGTTTCTATCGTCCCAGCTCATTCCGAGTTTATCAAGGCGAGATATTTGCTCGGCTGTCAGAGAACGTGAACCTGTCCGTCTTGATTTTCGCATACTGTCGAGCCAAACTCCAAGACATATTCCCTCGCTGTCTACATACTTTGCAGGAACGTCCAGGTCACCATTTTCACGATGATATCTAACGGCGGCCTCATAGTTTTCTTCCCATAGATAATCAGGCACGTCCCATACCATTCCTATCTCATCAAGCCTTGCAGATCTTTCCTCACTAAAGCCCCATTTTCTGATACCATTTTTCTTTGCCATTCGCTGGGTGACTAACCACTGGCCAATGTTTATTCCATTTTCATTTACATATGAATATGGTGCTAAAAGATTGCCGTTCTCCTCATAATACTTTTTAGCGGCTTCATAATATCTTTCCCATGACAATTCTCCTATTGACTGCCAGCGCATACCGATAGCGTTAAGTGCGTCTATCTGCATCTGCGTAAGAGGTTTTCCATTATGAGTTCCTCTGTAAAGTCCTCTTTGTGTATTTATCCACAAGCCAAGGCTGTAGCCGTCCTCTGTAAAATATGTCGCAGGTATTTCAAGGTCGCCGTTTTTTTCATAATAAGCTTTTGCCTTTTCATACATGATGTCCCACGAAGCTGAAAGGGACTCCTCAAGCTTATCGAAAAGCTTTTTGCAGTCTTCAACTTTGTCAATAAGCTCAAAGTTATCATTTACTACCATGCCCTCGTTATCATGAGAACGATAATAACGAACAGCAACTTTCATTTCTTCTTTGATAGAATCTATGCTGTAAAGATTTTCAATGTTATTGACAATATCGAAAATAACAGGCCTTTGTGACTTCCCTGCACTTAGCGCACGTCCGATCTGCTGTTTATAGATAATTGGAGAGATAGTCGGACGCAGAAGAATAACACCTGAAACATCATCAACGTGAACGCCCTCGTTAAGCATATCTATGCAGTAGAGCAATTTAAGGTGGTCAGAATTATCATCCTTAAATTCATGAAAAGCCTTGCTCGTTTCAGGATCATTGGAATAAGCTTCATAAATATGAGGCCTTTTATCCACCTTATGAAACCATTCGTCAGCCTTGTCTATCATATCGTCCATATGCTCACGATTTGCACAGAAAACGATATATTTTCCTGCTCTGTTTTCCATATGCTTATCAAAAATATCATCAAGCTTTTCTGCTTTATCTAACGCCCTGCGAAGTGCTTCAAGATATTCCTCAGCCTTGTCACGCATAGACTTATATCTTGCATTTTTTACTCTTTTTTCATATTCGTCAAGATCCTTCTGATATGAAAATATCGAGAGAATATATTTAGGCAGATCAAGGATACCACGAACGATAGCGTCACCCAAAGTCATTTCACTTGCGATATTTCCGTCAAAAAGCTCGTCTGTCATATCACGCTGGTTATCAAGATAACGTATTGCTGTGGCAGACAGGCCTAACAGCGGTGTATCTGGATACATTTCAAGCAATTTCTGAACGCCCATGCCCCAATATTCCGCACCACATCTGTGAAATTCATCGAGTATTATGTAATCAGGTTTTATCTCCGAAAAATTCTCGTCAGATAAAAGCATAAGCTTGGCGTAAGTATAAAATTTCACATTATGCGGCTCATATCCACCGCTTGCTTCTTTTAAATTCTCAAGCTGCGTCTGATAAATATATCTTGACGGAGAAAGCCAACATATTACCTTATCGGAGTTATCATAGCAGAGTTTAAAACCGATGAAACTTTTTCCTGTTCCGGTAGGGTGAACTACAGCGGCTTTATTTCGTTCAGCAAGCATTGACACCACAGCTTTATAGGCTTCTTCATTGTGTCTGAACAGCTCTAATGCCAC